TATGGTATTTATATCTAGGTTTATTATTTATAACTTTTGTAACTATTGCACTTCCTATATCTAAAGTTCCGCTAATTAACCCACTTTTTAAAGTTCTCTCATTCATTTGAAGAAATGAACAAGCCTCTTCTACACTTAACAGTAATTTCATTTTTTGCTATTCCTCCATTTCTGTTATATCAAAGTAACTAGATATAACACAATTTTTTAAAACATATTTAGCAGTCTCTTCAAAAGTTGAACTGCTAAAACTTTCGTCTTCTATTTCTTCTCTATCAATATAAACTTTTGCTATATATCTTATTTCATTTTCAATTTTGATTTTGTGTATCTCAGCGTATTTTATCATTGATCCATCCTTTTCCAGTCTTCAATTTCTTCTTCTGTTTCGAGAATTTGAAAGCCTACTTCTATAGTATCCCATAGCCAATCGTCAAATTCTTTTTTTAATTTGTCTTCGTCATTTATTATTTTTTCTGCCTTTTCCTCTGTGTAGCCGCAATCATCAACTAAATCAATAACTTCAGCATTTGTAGAATAGATATTTGCTCTGCTGTTCACATAAAATCCTACCTTGTATTTACTCACTTGTTTTCCTCCAATAAGTTTTTGTTTTCGTAAATGTTTCCTGAAATTTTGCACTTATATTTTTCTAAAAATGTATCTAATGTACATATTGTATTAGTTGTATCGCTTTTTGGATATTTGATTTTGAAACATCCGTTTTCAAAAAATACAACTATATTTTTATATTTATTACAAGAAATTAAGTCATTTTCATAAATTTCTTTGCCGTTTTTATCTTTTACTCCTGTATATTGCATTAATTCAACATCATCAAAGCTCTCTCTTCTTAAAATATACGCATTAATAATTTCACTCCTTTTCAGATATTGTATTGATTTATCTGTAAAATCCATTGTTTCAACATTTACCATTTTCTTGTCTTCTTTAAGCCAAGCTCTAAATTTTATTTCTCTCATTGTTCATCCTCCCATTCCTTCTGTTCAGCTATTTCTTCCAGAATCTCACTCGAATTTCCACATTCAAAACACACGTATTGGATCATTTCTTTTTCAGAAAGTTTATAATCATCTATCTTCTTATAGTCATCTAAATCAGCTTGATAATATGTTACTTTACAGTCTATATTAAAATATTCGCATCCACATTCTTTACATTTCCAACTCATTTTAATCCTCCTAATTTTTTTGTTACAAAAAGTACCCTTTTCAATTAACCCTCTCTTTTTTTAAAACGGGTCTCCACTATCTTCATTTTCTCCAACAATTTCGGCATCATCAATATCGTTTTCATTATGCTCATTGTCGTAAATTTTAGTTTCGTCCATTTGAACTGGCGTATCATCTAATTCGCTCGTATTTACTCCGCTTTCTTCTGCTTCGTACATTCCGCTTAATTCTTCAATAAATGCTTCTCTTAATGCTTGTGCTTTTGCTACTTTTGTTATCATTGTGACTGGTCGATTTTTCCAGTTTGTGTTTGGTGTTCCGTCTTTTTTAGTTCCTATATATTCATCAAAATTCACTTCAGCAGTAACAGGGTTATCCCAATCTTTTCGATAAACAGTACACCAAGCCCCAACCAATTCTTCTTTATCTTTTCTAAATATAGAGCCTTCACGTTTTATTAATTCTCCAGTTTCTTTATTTTCCACATATATCCCAACTTTTTTACCATTATATTGTGGATGTTGTATTGCCCTTTTTTCGATAGCGTCCTTTGCAACAACCACTGTTGCAGGGTCTTTATCAGTATATTTGATTAAATAGGCGTCCTTGACAAAAGGATTTAAATTTCTTGCCTTACACAGTTTCATAAAATACATAATTTCCTGATCTGTTACATTTCCCTGTCCACTTACCAAATATCTTTTTACAAGATTATTGCTTAACTTTACTTCGTCATTTCCTACTCTAAATACCATTAATCTATCATCATTTTTGTGTTTTTCGTTTCCTAGTCTTCCCATTTCTATATCCTCCTAAATTTGTTTGCTTTCTATTTTTATATATTCCAATCCGTAACTATCCACCAATTCTTTAAAGTCTTTCAGAAATTGGCTTGGAGCTTTTGGAAATCTTAATGTAATATCGTAATACTTACTGTTCACGGCTGTTTTTTGGGTTTCTTTGTTTTCGTTGCTTTGTTGCCGTGTAGCCTTGATTTGTGCGTTTTTGACTGCTTCCTCTTTTTCACGTTCTTTTTTTGCTTCAAGTTCAGCCAGTTCTCTTTGTTTTTCTTCTTCGGCTTTCTGTCTTAAATTTTCTTCTGTCTGCTTGATTTCGTTCTTCTTGCTTTCAATTTTCTCTGTAATAACGTTATAGTCTTCGGTCATTAAAAATTTCATTGATTCGAAAGTTATCATAAATTCAATTTCTGAATTTGCCTTTGCAATTTGGGAGTTTATGAAGTCCTGCTTTTTCTCCAGTTCATCATATTGCTTTTGCACTTCGTTCTCAATTTTTTTGAAAGTAAATGATTTATCCATCCATTTGTCGTTCCATTCAAGGAAAATTTTTAATCCTGGATTTCTTGTGAAGATGTTATTTATTTTCTTCTGTACTTCAACTTTCTTTTCTTCTCTTATTTTTTCATCATATCCTTTAAGTTGTTCGCCAATAAAGTTTGAGATTCCCTTTACTTCTTTTTCATAAGTTTTAAGATTTTCAATAAGTGTTTCAATATCGGCATTTGCCTTTTTCTGTATTTTCTTTCTCTCATCACTTATTTTTTTCTCAAGTCTGTTTAATTTAGTTCTTTCTAACTTTGCTATGTCAATATCATCTTCAGTAACAATCCAACCCTTATATTTTTGCCTAACAATTTCCATAAAGCTTTTCAAGTCATCAATATTGCTTATAACTTTGGCTGGTACGAGTTCCGTTACTTCAAATTCAATTACTTGTAATTCCTGTGTTCCCATTTTTACCTCCTATATTACTAATTTTCTTTTTGATGGTGGTTCAATATCATTAATTATGAATGAATTAAACCATATTTCTTTTTTTATAATTTCTTTTATGTCGTCCTCGTCACGTTCGATGTAAAATTTCTTTAAAATGCTTTCATCAGTCCATTCTAACTTTATATTTGCAAACAAAACTGCAAATTTCCAGCCAGTCACAGCTAAGTAGTGCTGAACTTGTAAATGATAATGTAACGGTACTTCGTTTTTCCAATCTCTCTCAAACTGCTTCCAGTTTATGCATCGTGCCGTTTTTATTTCCAGCACTCCCTTTTCCTTGCTTGTTTTATTTTCCAATACACCATCTAAATTTGCAGCCATAAACGGATATTTTAGAGATACAAGTGTTTTATCAAGTGTCTTAACTTCAAATTCAGTATATTGCGATTCAAAAATCCCTCTTAAATGTGGCTCTTGCAATATTCCATTTTTTACTGCCGGGACATCACTTATATCTTTTTGTTTTTCTCTCCCTGTTTTTATTCGCCATAATTCCTGGATATCTTCATTATAGGGATTATGCCCCATTATTATTGAGCAGTCTGAGCCGCCGATGTATTTTTGCCTTATGCTGTGCCACTCCTCTTCGTTTTTATAACTTATTTCTTTATAGTTCACTTTCTTCTCCATTTCTCTTATCTATGCCCTGCTCCTAAGTTTCAATGCCTGTTTCTTGCTATAACAAGCCCATTTTATCTTGAATCCAACTTCCTCAAACTTTAGAAGCTCCAGCATATCCTTTTCAAAATCTGTTTCCCCACCTTCCTTGATGACTTCTTCTATTTCCCTAAACTTCTTGTCTGTTTTTGTAATTAATGTTTTTAAGTACATCCCAGTCTTCTTGCTGAACTCCTTTTGTTTGACTTCTCTTTTAAAGATCTTGTAATAAGCAAAGATTATAAACATCTGATTCAAAGCAACTTCTGTTGTATTGTATTTGGTTATTGAGTATTTTTTAAATTTATTTTTTATTTCTGTGAGTTCCTGCTCATATACCTTCCTAAAACTAACAATAATAAATTCGTTCTTAAAATCCTTTACAATAGTTTGTCCAGGATTATGTAAATCTTCATACCCAAATTCATTTATCAACCTAGTTAAAGCTCTGAAGCTCCTTTGGACAATATCTTCAAGTTCAAAAGTACACCAAAGTGTCTGTTCTTCTGTTATCTTTTCTATTTTAGTGTCGCCATTTTCAAGATTTTTATCAGTTATTTTCGGAATTTTGAAATAGTTCCTGTAACTTTTGCATAAGTTTGATAAAGACATCATAATCATTATTTTTGATTTTCTGTTTTCATCCTTAAAAATTTCTTTTGTAGTGACAGCTTTTTCTGTAATTTCCTTTCTAAATTTTTTCTTTTTTTGCTTTTTTAATACTCCCAAATTACATCCTCCTATTTTCCCTTCATCTTTTTAATCACTCTAGGACACCACCACAGAAGCATAGCCATTAAAAACGGAAAAGCTATATTACCGCCAGCAATCCAATGCCCTTTGATTCGGATAACTTCAATCTGAATCCAAATTGATGTCAGTATCAAAATCATCCGTTTTGTTGCATTCACTGTTGTCATCATTTTCTCCCTCCAGTTCCTTAATTTCTTCCCTATCCATTTCAACTTCAAGTTGTTCTCTTATTGTCATTTAATCACTCTCTTTCTATTTCACAATTTACTATTTTAAATTTATTCTTATTTGCTATTTTTTTGAATTTAACTTTGATTATGTTCTTGTCTTTTGTTTCTAGCTCAAGTATTCTTTTGTCTTTGTCTAATGTGTAAGCCTCAACAGAATAGTATTTGCTAAAAATTGATTTTACTTTTTTGCAATCTGTCCTAGTTCAGCTGTTTTTAAATTATTTAGTTCTTTTATTAATTTCTTATACGTTTTAATCACTCTCCTAATTCTTTTATTTTTAACTTAAATTCTTTAATTTTCTGCAATACATCTTCTTTTCCATAAATACAAGAAACTTCACAGTCTGAACATCTTACAGGCTTAAAGTACTCTTGTGTTTTCTTGAATCCTCTTAGCCAGAATCCGTGGCTTGCAAGTTCAATTGTAACTGAAACTTGTGGATTATTTCCTCTAAGTTTTCTAAATTCCTCTATTGCTTGCTTTTCTTCTTTTTTATATTCCATTTAGCCTCCTAATTTTAGATTTTTAACAGCATTATAGATAAGTTTAATTTTGATATATTGATATGCTTTTTTTGTTACCAGACTTGCTTTTAAAGGCTGTAAAAATCTTGTTTATTAATATCTTATCCAAACCCACAACAGTAATTGTTATAGGCTTGGTAAAACATCAATTACTTTTTAAACAATTTTTTAATTCTGTTCTTTAGTTTTTTAGCTTCTCTTTCCTTTTTCGCTTTCTCGTTGTTGCTGTTTACTAATGTTACTGCTTCAAATTTCATTTTATATTCCTCCTATGCTATTTTTTTAGTTGTTATAGTTACATCCACAATTTCATCTTTCCACTCTGCTTCCTGATGTCCGTTATCGTATGTTATTACTCCAACTTGATAACTTTTTTCAACCTGTTCTTCATATTCAAAGTTTTCAAAATATTTTTGAATCTCTGCCACTTCCTCGTTTGTATATCCATCCGCCAGCCATTCCTTTAGCCAACCATCTAGCCATTCCTGTGTATACTCAATTTCATCATCATCGTTTATTTTTAGTTCTTTGCTGGCGATAATATCAAATACTATGCCTCTTACTTCTTTTTCTAGATCTGTCATTTCTATCATCTCCTATTTATTAATTTTATGGTTATATGCAAACCATAATTATTTTTTACTCTTTTTAGAGTAAATTATTTTTAAAATTTTTTTATTTACAAAATTATTATACTCTTTTTTGTGTAAAAAGTCAACACTTTTTTTGATTTTTTTTCAAAAGTAGTGTATAATTATATAAAAAAGGTGTGGAACATTATGAAAATCAATGAATTAATAACTAATTTGCGAAAAGGGGAAAAATTTACTTTTGAGGAAATGGCAAAAAGATTAGAAATCTCGACTAGTTATTTAAATGAAGTTGAAAAAGGTAGAAGGAAAGTGAGTAAAAAATTATATGAAAAATTAATCAAAAATTTTCCTGATAATAAAAAAGAATTAGAAGAAAGTTATTTATCTTCTGTTTTGCCGGAACAAATTAATGTTTTAAATACGTATAAAAAACCTAAAATTTTCAAATTTAATGTATATGGAGTTGCATCGGCAGGAAGCGGAGAAATTGATATGGATCATTTTACAGAAGAAGAATTTATACTACCAAGTGATTTTAAAATGCCTAATGGTTCTTTTATTTTAGAAATACACGGAGATAGCATGGAGCCAATACTTTTTGACGGAGATAAGATAATCGTAAATCCTAATTTATGTCCTACAACTCCAGAGGGATGGAAAAGTCTTAATAGGCAGGTAGCTATTGTAAATATTGACAATAGAAGATTTGCCAAAAAAATAATTTTCAAAGCTGGAAAAATGTATCTTTATTCATTTAATGAGGATGTTTATCCAGAAATGGAAGTGAAAGAATATGAAGAAGTTTATTGTGTCGGAATTGTTTCAGAACTAATTCAAAGAAAAATGACAAATATAAAATTTTAAATTATTTTAGGAGAGTGAAAATGGGATTATTTGATAAAGTAAAAAATGCAGTAGATACTGCACAAAATGTAGCTGGGAAAGTTCAAACTGTAAGTGATAAATTTTCTAGCAGAGGAACAACAATCGAAAACGATAAAGCCGAAAAAGTGCTTGAAAAAATCTTGCTGGAGAATGAAGAAATTAAGCGTTCGTACAGAGGATTAAGAGATTTAATTGTATTTACAGATAAAAGAGTGATAAAAGTTGATATTCAAGGGGTAACAGGTAAAAAGAAAGAATATTTAAGTATTCCGTATAGAGCAATTAGTAGATTTTCAATCGAAACAGCAGGAAGTTTTGATATGGACTCTGAACTAAAGATATATGGATCTTCAAATTTAATTGCAGAGTTTGAATTCGGAAAATCAGAATCTATTTTTGAAGTTCAAAGTTATTTGGCAAAAATAATATTATGAAAGGGATAAAAGTAAAATGCTTGATGATTTAATACCGATAATAAAGGAATCAGAGGAACGGAAAATTAAAACAAAAAAAATTCTAGATAATATAGATTTAAAAAAATATATAAATAATGATGAAAGTTTTATTGAAAGGTTTAAAAACTTTTGTTTCGAATTAAGGCATTGTAATCCTCGTGGCTCGTTTAAACTTTTTCTTGAGAAATTTCCAGATGAAAAATTAGAACTGGATTATGATTTTTATAACAGAAAATATTTCAATTTCAAAAGAAATATAGAAAAACAGATATTTGAAATATTTATTGCTTTTTTGAAGACAAAAATTATAAATCAAATATACTTGGAAGGATTAAAAGAAGCTAATCTTGAGATAAAAGTATGGAATATTTGTCCAGTTCATAAAGAAGATACACCTTCTATTGAAAATATTAATAGAGAAATTTTTTGTACTTGTGAATTTATTTAAGGAGGAAGTGTGAAAATAGGTTTGAGGAAGCCATCGCTAAAGAAAAGTTTTAAAGCAATGACCAAAGGAAAAGCTAAAAGAAAATTAAAAAAGGCTCTTATACCAGGGTACGGCAAAAAAAGGTATTGGGTTATTAAAAAATCCTAAAAAAGCGATTTACAACAAAATTTATACTAAAACTACTATCGGAGCAAAAGATTTGTTAAAAAACAAAAAAACAAAAAAGAGAAAAGAAACTTCCGTTTCTAATATAAATAATTCAAAAGAATCAAATTTGATTATAAATATTATTATTTGGCTATTCGTTATAGGATTTTTTATAGCGATATTACCGTTTTATTTGATATACTTATTCTTTAAAAAAAATAAAGTTTTTGAAAATATATACTGAAAATTTAAGATTTTTGAGTATATATTTTTTTATTGACTTTTTACACAAAAAAGAGTATAATTTGGATATAAAAATTTTTTTAAAATTTATTTACTCTTTTTAGAGTAAAAAGAGGTGGTGAAATGAACACAAAGGATATTTATTTAAAAATAGATAATTTAATAACGGAACAACATAGAAGCTTGAAATCGTTTTGCACAAATACAAATCGAAGTTATAGTTCTTTAGCCAGAACTATGTCAGAAACTATCTATAACGGCAAGGGTGCTCATCTTGTTACAACAGAGGAAATACTAAATGATTTAGGCTATGAACTAACAATCCAAAAGAAAAGGAAGGAGGTGTGAGATGAAAATAAAAAAACTATGGATAAAGATTATATCCATAGTGGCTGAATTTTGGATTAATATACTGCTGTTTCATATACCTGTAAGATTTAAGAGGTTTTTCTTTGTAAATATTTACAAAATAGTGATGGCGAGTATATTAATCGTTTTAGGAATTATAACGTATTTTATTTTAAAATTCCTATTATAAATCCAAATAATGCTGAAGTGCCTTGGTCAACAAGGAATTTAGCGAATTCTTCAGGGTCTTGGAATTCATAATATTTTTGAATAGAGAGTTTCAAAACAGAACTTCCGCATTTGTAAATATATTTTGAAAATTGATTCAAGAAGATAACTAATTCTTCAGAATTAATCATAAAAATTACTGGGTATATTTTAATAAAAATATAACTTGAAATTGCTAATCGGAATGCGGTTTCAATATTAATGCCTTGTTCGACATAAAACGTAACAATTTCTTTTATCGTAGGTTTAATAATACTTACAGGAATATTTTCGATAACAACTTCAAATTCTTCTTCTTGAGTAGAATTGTAAGCACCAATAGCGGAATTTATAACGTTATTCCAGTAATTATGATTTTTTAGATAAACTTCAGATAAAATTTTAAAATTTGAACTTATGGATTCGAATTGTCTGTGAACAATAGGAAAATTAATTTGTTTTGCCAAGATGTTTAGATTAGTGAAATTAGCAAAACTCATTTGTTGATTGATTAAATTAACACTTTGGAATTCTGAAATATTAACAACTTCTTGCAATTTGTGAATATTATTCATTACTAATTGGATTCTTTGAATATTAGGATTATTCATTAATCTTTGAGCAGCTTCCATAGAAGCAAACAAATTTTTAGGAATAAGCATAATAACACCTCCTTTCATGAGAATTTGATTTTATTTGGCGATATTATTATAACTCAAAAGGGGGTAAAAACGAAATAAAGGAGGTGTGAGAAATGAATGAAAAAAAGAAAGAATATCTTTTGAAACTGAATTATATGTTTCAGAAGAACTTAAAAGAATTAAAGAAATTGAAAGTAAAATGGGAACAATTTTTTCAATAGAAAATTTATCTATGAATGAAATAAAAACATATATAAAGCATTTGCAAGAAATCAGAAGAGAGTATGTGGATTTGTTAATCAAAATAGAAAAGCACCTTGTTGCAGGTGCTGATGATATTTCATAATTCGGGATCAGAAAAGATTGAAATTGGAAAAATTTAAGTAACAAAAAAAGCACTCCGAAAAGTGCTAACAAAAATTTATAAAATACTATATCTTGTGTTTATTATAGCACAAGTTGTTAAAAAACACAAGATATAGGGAGAGGAAAAAGATGGAAAAACCTAATTATTATGGAATATTACCAGCGAATGTAAGATATGATAAGGAAGAGAAATTGTGGCAAAAAATAATAAGAAAATAAAAAATGAATTAATCAACAAATATGGTTGTAAATGTCAAATTTGTAATAAATATTTTGAAAAAGATGATTTATGTATAGAGCATATAAAAGCAAAAAGTGTTGGCGGAACGAATAAAAAGGAAAATTTATCATTAGTTTGTAGAAGCTGCAACTCAAAAAAATACAATTATAACACAGCAAATTTTCCTATAGAATCTTTTTTTAATAGACCAAACTTTTTTTTGAGACTTTATAAATACGAAAAGAAAAACGGTGTTTCAAACAAAAAATTGACTTTAGAAAATATAGAGAAAATGGAAAACCAATTAGAAGAAAAACTAGAACTTTTAAGATCAGTAAAAAATAAAATTAAGGGGATGTAAAACTATGAGATTTTCAACATATTTAAACAACGCCAAATGTATGGAGTGGAAAATAAATGCACAGCAAGGAATATTATTTGCTTTGTTGTATGAAGCTCCAGCCTGGGCAAAAGAAGAAATAATTGAAAATAAAGCTTATTATTTTGTATCAAGAAATTTGATACTCGAAGAATTGCCAATGTTTTTTGAAAAGTCTGATACTGTATACAGAAATTTAAAAGTATTGCAGGAAAAGGGACTTATTGAATATATAAAGCAAGGCAAAAAAGATTTAATAAGAATTACCGCAAAAGGTAAAATTTGGAACGAGTTTAAAGATAATAACTCGGAAAAAAATCCGAGTTCTGAACAAAATTCGGAGAAAAATCCGAATAATCTCGGAAAAAAATCCGAAAAAGAGTCAAAAAACTCGGAAAAAAATCCGACAAATAATAATACTATATATAATTATAATAATACTAATATATTAAATAATATATATAGTTCGGTGATAGATTATTTGAACAAAAAAACAGAACGTACAGGAAAAGAAAAATATAGTTCAACATCACCTAAAACACAAACGCTCATAAAAGCAAGATTAAGAGAAAAGTATGAGCTGGAAGACTTTAAAATTGTTATAGACAAGAAGTGCAAAGAATGGCTAGGCACAGATATGGAAAAATATTTACGTCCTGAAACACTTTTTGGAAACAAGTTTGAGAGTTATTTAAAACAAAAAACAACAATAACTAAAAATCCAAAATTTCAAAAACAAAATAATGATTTTGCAATAACGGAAGAAGGATTAAAAAAATTTTATGGATATGAATAGGAGAAAAAAATGATGACATCAGACGAATTTAACCTAGGTTTTAATTATTTGGTTGGACATTTTCCAAACACCAAAAACTTAAAATCAGTATCATACGCTTATTTTGAAGATTTAAAAGAAGTTTTGACAGGCAAGGAATTTATTGTTGCAATAAAAAAAATAATTCGCAGTGGGAAGTCAGAATTTATTCCTAAAGTGAAAGAAATTATTGATGTAGCAAAAGGAAATGTAAATTTGGAAACTCAAGTAATTCAAGCGAAAAAACTATTAAAACTAGGAATTGCAAAATGCGGAAGAAGTGGCAATACTTGTTTTGAAGATAAAGGAATACATGCAGTAATTGAAGCGGTAGGCTGGCTAAATTTGTGTAATATGCCAGATAAAGAAGCAAGCAACTTTTTTGATTTTAAGTTTGAGGGGATTTATAAAGATTTTTACAATAATCCGTATGAAACACAGGATTATTACAGGGGTTCATATCAAGTTTTTGGAAGAGAGAAACCTAAAATGCTGACTTATGAAATGATAGGAGTTAAAAATACTGGAAATATGAATTTTATTCCACTTGAATATAAAAACAATACCGTGCAAATTGAGAATAAAGTTGATTTATCGGAAATAAAAAATAAAATGCTGATAGGAGGATAAATGCAAAATTTAAAAAGAGAAAAAGATAGGTTAAGCGTTGAAAACGACAGCTTAAGAGAAGTGAATAAGATACTAAACAGGAAAATGACAGAAATAGCAGAAGAAATAAAAGCAAATGGAACAAAACAGGAAAAAGATTGAACGGATTGAGAAGATTTTGAAAATTAAGATGAAAAAAAATAAACAAAGTATATAAAATCAGGAGGAGATAAAAATGATGATAAATAATTTAACTACAGAAGATTTCGAGTTTTTAAAAGAACTAAAACATGAATTGAATACACAAAGTAGTAGAATGACCGCTAATCCTAGAGTGTATCAAGTTAGACATGAGAAATTTCAAGCAGATGTAAATGAAGAAGGAGATTATTTTCAAGCAGAGCACGAAGGAGAGGTGTTAGGGATTTTTGAATGGAATCAAGAAGGTGTGGAGGAGCTGAAGTTTATTTTAAGAGAAAATACAGATGATGGCGATATTGAAACGTTAGAAGAAATCGGGAATATTTCTTTGGAAAATTTAGAAAACGAAAATATTGGACTTTATTGTGTGAATGGAGACTTTAAAAACGTTTACAGTAATGCTTTTTTGACAGAGAAAGCATGTAGAGAACATATAGAATGCAATAGACACCATTACAGAAATCCAGTCAATTATTTAAATTATACTTTTAGAAATCCAGAGATGAAAAAACTGCTAGAAATATTATCAAAAATCGAATTCGAGGAAGAAGCAAAATATTGAGAATACAAATTCAAAATAAGAAAATAAAACTTATTTGTCTAAAAATAGATAACAATGAGCTGAAGACAACCGATAAAAACGAATGGATTAAATTTATAAGAAGACATCGTGGAAATGTAAAAAGCATAGAGCAATTTAACTGGGAGATTCCTGAAAACAAACTGGAAAAGGCTTTGGAATATTCCTACGATGAGTTGTATAAGTTCAAGTTAGAAGAAGAGAAAAAAGGAAGGAAAAATAAATGCTAAAAGAAAATGTAAAAGCGAAAGTAATGGCGATAGATTTTGATGACCGCAAAGGGTGGAAAATCTATCACAATGAGGATTTGTATGGAAATACAGAAATTAAGGATAGCAGATTCTGGAATGATGTCCAGAACGGTTATTATAGATTTGTCAAAGGGACAACACTGGTCGCTGACATCGACTGCCCTTGGAGAATCGAAGAACCTTTGAAGATCCTGAAGGTGCATGAGGTGATTTATAGTGATTAGACTAGAATTATCCGCAATGCCACCGTCTGTAAATTCCTTGTGGGTAAATAAACACAGAGGACGGTATAAATCAAAAAGGGGTAAGGAGTTTGAAGAAATAGCTGCTTATGAATTGAAAAAGCAGTATAAAGGCGAGCCAACAAAAAAACGGCTCAAGGTTGAAATATGGCTGTATTTTAAAACTAGAGCTAAAAGGGATATAGACAACTACAACAAGGCTATTCTAGATAGCCTTAAAGGAATTGTGATTGAGGATGACGAGCTTATAGACGATTTGGCTGTGCACAAGATAAAAGGGTATGGCAAGGATAAGGTTTATATTGAAATTTTAGAAAGGGAAAATTAAAAAATGGATAAAATATTATATCTTGTATCATTTAAATATGAAGATAGATTTGGTGATGTAAATTCTGGAAATTGTACGGTTTTCGTCGAAAAAGGAGACTATGCAGAAAGTGAAGTTTTAGAAATGTTTATTGAGGGCGTAAAAACAAATTTTGGTTTTAAAAACGAAGAAATAGTGATAACAAATATAATTAACTTGGAAAAAATAAGAAGGGAACTGGAAGAATAATGACAAATGCAGAAATGTTAGATTTAAGAAAGATGGATATAAGGCATTTAGAAAAAATGAAAAAACTTGTCAAGGAGTTCTACGTGGCTTTTGGACAAAAAAATATCTGGACAAGGAAGTATATAGAGCAACAAGCATTGAGCGGATGAAATTAAGAAATAGATTGTTTGATGAAGAACTAAAGGAATTCGAGGAAGTTCACAAAAGCAATATGTCGAAACTTGAAAATGGAAAAGCAATTTTCAGGGAAGACGGAAAAATATTGAAAGGGAAAAATTATTTTGGGCCCAATTTAAAACAATTTATTGAATAAAATAGGAGGAATATTGATGAATGAATTAATGAATATAGAAAACAGAAACACGCTAACAAGTTTAGATATAGCGGAAATAACAGGGAAGGAACATAAAAATATTTTATCTGACATAAGAGACGAAATAAGTAAAATAGGGGAAGAAAGAGGTCGGCTAATTTTTCAGCCAACCACATATATTGATAATTTTAACAGAAATCAACCTGCATTTCTTTTGAATTACAAAGGAGTATTGCAACTTGGGGCAAGATATAATGCTGAAACAAGGTTTAAGCTTATCGAAAAAATCGAACAGCTTCAAAAACCAATGACAGTAGAAGATATGATCATATTGCAGGCAAATGAAATGAAGAGTGTTAAGCATAGAATTGACATCGTGGAAAACAAAGTTGACAACGAGATAAGAATAGACCACACAGAACAAAGAAAGCTGCAAAAAGCAGTATCATTAAGAGTATTTCAAAGACTTGATGTAGTAGATGCAGAAAGAAAATTAATGTTTTCAGCAATATACAGAGATTTGAAAGACAGATTTGGAGTTGCGAGTTATCGTGATGTGAAGAGAAAAGATTTGAAAAATGCCTTACTGTATGTTCAGAACTGGATAGAAAAAGCAGAATTGAGGAATTGAGATGGATGAAAAAGAGAAAACATTTAAAAGAATAAAAGAAAAGATATTATGCAATACAGAAATGAACAACCGTGATATTGAATTTGCAAAACTTAATGCCAATTTATTTAAGGGTATTAAATTCATTAAAAAAAGGAAGGCTAAAAAGAAATGGCTTACACAGAAATCTCGAATCAAGAAATAATAATAACATTGCCTGTGGAAAAGGTTTATCCAGGAATAAAAGAAAAATTGGAAGAATATTTAAATCATTTTCCAATCAAGGTTATTCCTGTGAAGAAATTATCGCAAGCACAAAATGGTTTGATACACGTGTTATTAAAGCAGTTTGGAGATGAGATTGGATACACCTTGATAGAGATTAAGGAACTGATGAAAGAGCAGTTTGCGATATCCACAGATAGATTAGACTTTTCAACGGCAAAATGTGATATGGAAACAGCAAATGAATTTATATCGTTTATCATAGAACAAGCGTTAGAACTTGGAATAAATTTATATATTTTAGGCAAATACGATAAAAGGTATAGACATGTATTGGAAATTGATAATATAACGCAAAGATATGTGATCGCCTGCTTGAGAAAAAGAGTTTGCTGTATCTGTGGAAAAGAGCATAACGAGTACAATACAATCGAGCTACATCATTGGAATTCGGTAGCAAGCATAGGTGGATATGAAAACTGCGATGGATTAAAAACACCGTTTATGAGCTTATGTGCCAAGCATCATCAGGAATTCCACGCAACAGGCAAGGAAACGTTTAAGAACAAATATTATATTGAAGGGGTGTGGTTAAATGTGGAACTCGTAAAGGAATTGAAAAAGATTTATAAAAATCATTTTAAGGCATTTAAGGAGGAGATATGATAAAAATATATTTATTAGTCGCAACAATTTTTCTAGAAATTTTATTTATACGATTTGAATTGGATGAACTACAAAATTGGTACAAAGCAGTCGAGGATCAAATGTTTGAAGATTTTAATACTAGAGAAAATCAAAGAAAATACGCAAGAAAAAAAGCAGCAAAAAATATATTCAAAATATTGATTGTAGGTTTGTTAGTATTATTTGGAATTTCTTTTTTGAAATAGTTCAGTCACAGAAAGTCGTTTTGGCTGAGATAATACAAACAAACGAAGTATTTACGGCAAAAAAGATTAGTCGTGAAAAGTCGATTGGATTAGAGAAAGGTTAGGAGGAGAAATGAAAATAGCAATATTGTTATTATTATTAGTACCAATTTTATTTTGGATTACATTTATTTGGTCAATATTTGAAAATGCAGTAGAAAGAATGAAAAATTATAATCTGCTCGGAATGTTAGCAAGTTTAGGTTTTGGAATACTTATGGCTTACGGATTATATGAATTTTTGTTGAAAATAATAGATCCAGGATAAACCATATTGCTGAAGTCAGCAAAATGGTATAAAAAACGTTTGGATGATGTAAGGAAAACGATAAATTAGGAGAAGAAAATGAAGCTTATTGAATTATACGGAATAAAGATAAAAGAATTAACTGAAATATTGAAAGACGAAACAGTCGAAAACTTTGAAATAAAAGAAAGCATGAATTATATAGATTATTTTTGTATTTCTTTTGAACTTGATTTTAAAAAGAGGATTGAATTGAATATAGCGATAACTGAAGTGAAAGGAAACTATCAATCAAGAAATTTGAGTATCGAAGAAATAGAATGCCAATTTGATAATAAATTTAAGGAATTAAAAGAATATTTGGAAAGCAAAAATAAAGGCGAACTTAAAGAGCTTGAGAAAAAAATATCTGAACGTGAATCAGAGCTTGAAAAAATGAGGGAACAATATGACAAAATAAATAATTACGGAGAAAATTTATAGAGTTGGGAGGAGTAAATGGAAATAATAATGAGAATTTTAAGTGCAGCAGTTACAATGTTTTTAGTTTTCTTTTTAGTCAGCTATCTGTATGCTTTAGTTGAAGATATAAAGAAGAAATTAAGAGGAATAACTAAAATTAATTATACACCTTACAATGTAGCGTATTTTTTAGTTTTTTGGTTTTTAAATATCCTGCTGATTTATGCAACAATAAACTTGATTGTATTTTTTGCGATTAGAGTGTAAAATGGTATAATTAATCATATTTAAAAAAGGAGACAAAAATGGAAAAGAAATTTAAAGTTGTCGAAACACTTTTTCGATGTGGCAAGTGTGGGAACTATATCAAAGCGATAAGACAATACAATGGCATGAAAATTATTGATGACGGATGTTTAGAATTTAGAATTTTTAAAAAGAAAATGCCTGACTATGAGTACTTTTTTTGTTGTGAAGAATGCAAAATAGAAAGCGATTCTTTGGGAGCTTTTAGAAAAATTATTCCACCTAAAGAACGGGCAGAATTCTGGTTTGTTAAAGGATACAAAGAACAAAAGACTAAACAAATGATAGAAAACACTCTAGACAATACGAGATCATATATAGAAAAAGCGAAAAAGGAACATAAAAACTATGGTGGAGTTCTTAATTATGGTCGATTAGGAAATTATTATTCAAAACATAAAAGCGTTGAAAAAGGTTTGGATGAACTACAAAACGAAATAACTAAAGCAATTAAATTATTTAAAAAGGGCGAAAATATAGAAGAGTTATTAGATTTTATTGGATTTTTATCAAATGATACTTTAAATAATCATAAAGTTTATATGTCGTATTTTATGCAAGCGCGATTTCAATTTGAACGAAGAGCAAGTAATATAGTCTATCATAATTTGAAACATGTGAAAAGTTGTTCGAAAGGCATAAAGGAAGTAATGGAAAAATCAAAAAAAATTATTGTTTAGAATTTTAAATTTTTTCAAGAAAAAACAAAACTCAAACACTTGAAAAAAGCAATAAAATAGGTTATAATTAGGAGGTAAAATTGAACACAAAAAAAGAACTTACACAAGAAGATATTAATGAGCTTTTAAAGAATAAAGAAGTTTTGTATTTATTACAAGATTTAAAAACAGCTAAAACCTTTGAAGACAATATCAAAATTACTATATATATAAAAAAAGGTAAAGTAAAAGACAGGCAATACACAACAACAAAATATCATAGGGGCAAATAAACCTCAGCTGAGTGAGCCACTGAATAGATAGATTAGAAATAGTCTATTTGTTTAGTGGCTCTTTTTGTTTTTAAGTATAAAAATAGCAAAATTTATAAGAAAGAAATGATAAAGATGTATATTAAATGCGAAAAAATTAAAGAATTAGCAGAAAAAATAGAAAAAGAAACATTGAATGACTGTGAAGTAAAATATGAAGGAAATGAGGATGAACACATTAAAATATGGACAAAAACTTACGAGTGTTTTTCATATACTTCTGAAAGAGGATTAATATTTGAAATGCAAGATGGTTATTTGACTGGAGAAGAAATAGAGTATTTATTTAACGAATATAAAAAAATAAAAGAAGTAATTCAAAATTTTTTAGAACAAAGGAAAAAATAAAATGGGTATTATGATAACCATAATGGGTTTTATTATTTATATCATAGTAATGTTGATAGCATTTGAGGTTATCACTTATAATTTGAAGAAATATCTAAATGAAAGAATAAAAAGAAGTTTAGAGTTATTAAATAAATTACAAGATATAAGTAAAGATATTGACAATGAAATAGATGGATTAAAGATAATGATATATGACAAATATCTTGATAGATGTAGAGCAGGAATGAAGAAACAAAGAGAAGAAGACAAAGGATTGAGAGATAAGCTAGTAGAAGTAGAGAATAAATACTCAAAATAGTGAGTATATCAAATGGATATTGAAGTGAAAACAAAGAAAAAAAATAAAATTTTTATTAAAAAGGTACTTCTGAGAGGCAAAAAAAGAGCGAACGGGTTCGAAGCCCCAGAAAAAATATGTGTGATGACTTTTTTTTGATTAATGTCGTGTCGGAAAGGAACAGATAAAAAATGAAATGAAGATAGATGATGAAACAATTGTTAGTTTAAAAATGCTAGCAAAAATGATAGGTTTGAGCGAGAGACAAATACAAAGGCTTGTTAAAGAAGGTGTAATAAAGAAAAACGACAACGGAAAGTATTTATTAGTAGAAAGTGTGCAAGGGTATTTGAACTATGTAGAAGATAAAAGCAATACAGATGTGGATTTGAAAGAAGAAAAGATAAAACAGGAAATAAAAAGGCTTAAAAAAGATACTGAATTAAAAGATTTAAAAATAAAAGAAACTAAAAATCAATTGCATTTAGCGTCAATTGTAGAAAAAGTAATGACTGATATGCTTATGAACATTAAAGGAAAGTTGCTTTCTATATCTAGCAAGGTAGCACCAGCAGTTATTGCTTCGGATAATCTTGGGGAAATTCAGGATGTTATTCAAGATGAAATATTCGAGGTTTTGGAAGAACTCAGTGAGTACGATCCAGAAATGTTTAAAAATAATAAAATTTTTGTGGAAAATGAGGAAGATATGGAAGTGAAAGTTGAAAGTGAAAAAAGAATTAGAGGAAGACCTAAAAAGAACAGTTAAATTATTTAAAAAAATTGCCTTAGTTTTAAAGCCACCACCAAAATTAACAATTGATACTTGGGCGGATATGTATAGAGTTTTATCAACTAAAAGTTCAGCAATTCCTGGAAAATGGAAAACTGACAGAGTGCCATTTCAAAGAGAAGTAATGAGGGCAATCTCTGAAAAAAATACAGAAAAAGTTGTGATGATGTATGGTGCCCAGTTGTCAAAAACAGAAATTCTTATGAATACTGTTGGATATTTTATGGATTATGAGCCGTCTCCTATTATGTTTTTAATGCCTACTAAGGACATGGCGGCAGATTTTTCAACGACAAGGCTTAATGATATGATCCAGTCTACACCACAACTACGTAACAAAATTATTGAAAGTGCTGATGCAAGAGATACGAAAAGACAAAAAGAGTTTTCAGGCGGATACATTGTTTTAACTGGGACTAATTCAGCTTCAGAATTGGCAAGTAGGTCAATTAGGGTTCTATTAGCGGACGAAATTGACCGTTTCCCTAGAAGTGCTAAAAAAGAGGGAGACCCATTAAATCTGGCAATCGAAAGGGTAAAAACTTGGCCAAACAGTAAAATAGTTTTGACAAGTACACCAACAATCAAAGGCGGAAGCAGAATAGAACTTGAATATGAGAACAGCTCGAAAGATGAGTATTACATTCCTTGCCCAAAATGTGGTGAAATGCAAACTTTGAAATGGGGAAATATTATTTTTGAAGATGTTACACATAAATGTGAGAAATGCATGGAAACTTCGAGCGAATACGAATGGAAACGAAATCTTATTAAAGGTGAATGGAGAAGTACTAATCCTGAAGTAGACCCACATATTTCAAGAGGATTTCATGTATCGGAGTTATACAGTCCGTTTACTAAATGGGCTAGCATAATTCGTAAATTTAGAGCGGCAAAAGGTGATGAACAGCTTATGAAAGTATTTGTCAACACGGCTCTTGGGGAATGTTGGGAAGAAAAGGTTGAAAGATTTAATTTTGAGGAAATACAAGCGAGAGCTGAGGATTATGGAGAATATATAAACGAAGAAGATGGTACGATAAATGATATTGAAATACCTGATAAAGTTACTGTATTAACTGCTGGAGTGGATGTTCAAGACAATAGGCTTGAAGTTGAAATTGTTGGATGGGGACCAGGAGAAGAAAGCTGGGGGATTTATTATAAAGTGATTATGGGAAACCCTGCGTTGCCGTATGTGTGGAATACGTTGGATGAATTTCTTATGAGAGATTTTGAATATCAGAATGGAGAGAAAATAAGAGTTGCTTGTACTTGTATTGATACAGGCGGACATCATACTGATGATGTTTACAGGTATGTAAAAGCAAGAGAACAGTTGAATATTTTTGGAATAAAAGGAAGTGGAGAAGCTGGAAGACCTCTTATTTCACGACCTAGCAAAAATAATAAAGGTGGAATTTCCTTGTTTGTCTTGGGAGTTAATACTGGAAAGGATACTATAATGAGTAATCTTAAAGTAACAGAACCAGGAGCTAAGTATATGCACTATCCAAACGACCCTAAACGTGGATATGATGAAGTTTATTTCAAGGGACTTACTTCTGAAATAAAAGTTGTTACATTTAGCAAAGGGCAAGCTAAAATCGAGTGGAAAACAATTGGAGATAAAAGAAATGAACCTTTGGACATTCGGAATTATGCACAAGCAGCACTAAGAATAGCGAATCCTAACTTAAATATACGGTATTCAACGGATGTACTTAATAATTTTAGGACACAACAAAGAAATAGCGGTAGGCGAATAATTCGTAGCGGAATATAGGGAGGTAAAAATGTATAGTGTAGAGACTTGCAAAGAAATGATAAATTCATATATTGAGGCTGAAAAGTCTGTATTGTTGGGACAGAGCTATAAAATTGGAAGCAGAGAATTGACTAGGGCAGACTTAACCGAAATTATAAAAGCTAGACAATTATGGGAGCATAATTTAACACTTGCACAAAACAGTGGACGGCGTACACAGTCTGTACAGGTTATAATAAGAGATTTGTAATAGTTAGGAGGTGAAAATGATTGAATTTATTTGATAAGGCAGTAGGAGTATTTAATCCAGAAAAAGCATTAAAGATGGCTGGAGCAAGAGAAAGGCTAAAGCTGTTTAACCAAAATCAAAAAATAATGAATAAAGGTTATGGAGAACATGGGGCGAGTACCCGTAAAAAATCTTTGAGAGGATGGTTTGCTTCTCTCGGTGGAGTAAAGAACGACATTTATAACTACCGTGAAAAACTCGTGGCATGTTCCAGAGATTTGTATATGGGAGCACCTCTAGCTAATGGAGCTTTGAATACAATGAAAATGAATGCTGTTGGTTCAGGATTAAAATTAAAATCAAGTATTGATTCAGATATTGTAAACTTATCCGAAGATGAGATAGAAACGTTAGAAACTAAAATTGAAAAAGAATTTAATTTGTGGAGTAATTCTAAAATAGATCAAACAGGTTTACTTAACTTTTATGAAATTCAAGATTTAGTTTTCTTAACAACATTGTTAAATGGAGAATGTTTTATTCATTTGAATTATTTTGAAACCCAAGAAAATCCATATAGCTTGAAATTATCTATAATTGAACCTGACAGGGTGAATACTCCGAGCAACAAAACGAGCGATACTTCTATTGTCCAGGGAGTACAATTAGACAAAAATGGACGTATTAATGGTTATTATATTCAAGAGCATAATCCGAATGATGAAATCAGAGGCATGAATCAGTATAAATATGTAAAAATGTATGGAAGTGAAAATCAATTAAATATAATTCATTTAACAACTGCGGAGCGTCCAGGACAGGTAAGGGGTGTACCGATATTAGCTCCTGTAATGGAAAGCTTGAAACAGCTCGATAGATACACAAATGCAGAATTAACAAGCGCAATCATCAGCAGTATGTTTACAATTTTTATTGAATCGGCTGATATACCTCAAACAAATCCAGGGGATTTATCGAACGTCGGACAAAAAGATGCCATAGCAAATGAAGAATCTGGAACGCTGGAGCTTTCAAGCGGGGCAATAGTATCTCTTAACAAAGGCGAAAAAGCGACATCAGTAAATCCGGCAAGACCTAATGCACAATTTGACCCATTTATGACAGCTATAATACGGCAAATTGGAAGCAGCTTGGGCATTCCTTATGAACTTATGATAATGCACTTTACAAGCAGTTATTCGGCGAGTAGAGCAGCTTTATTAGAAGCGTGGAAGACTTTTAGAAAAAAGCGTGAATGGTTTGCAAAAAATTTTTGTCAACTTATTTATGAAGAGTGGCTAAGAGAGGCTGTTTTGCTTGGAAGAATAGAAATAAAAGATTTTGAAAATGACATTTTGATTAGAAAAGCATACAGTAATGCAATTTGGAGTGGAACTTCACAAGGACAGTTAGATCCTATAAAAGAGGTTAATGCGGCAATTTTGAGAATAAATGCTGGATTATCCACAAGAAGCCGTGAAACTATCGAATTAAATGGAGGAGATTTTGAGCAAAATATAAAAATACTGGCAAAAGAACAAAAAATAGCAAATGAGAAAGGAGTGATTTTGGATGGGACAATCTATACCGAATCACCAAACGATGAACCAGGGGAATAAAACTATATGGAATTTAGTCAAAAACGATGATAAAAGTGCTGAATTAATGCTTTATGGAGATATAGCCGAGAGTTTTTGGGGCGATACGATAAGCGCTAAAGAAGTAACGGAATATTTGGCTGACTTAGATGTAGAAAATATTGATGTTTATATTAATTCAAACGGCGGAGTAGTTGATACCGCTATTGCAATTAATAACGCTTTGAGAAGACACAAAGCTAAAGTAACTGTAAATATTGACGGTATTGCAGCAAGTGCAGCCACTTTAATCACATGTGCTGGAGATACAGTTAAAATGCCTAAAAATGCTTTGTTTATGATACATAACCCTTTAACAATTGCAATGGGGGATTCAGAAGAGATGAGAAAACAGGCAGATGTACTTGAAAAATACAAAAATTCAATAATGGAAACTTATTTGCAAAAAGTTAATATTGATAAAGAAAAATTATCAGAACTTATGGATAATGAAAGCTGGTTAAGTGCTGAAGAAGCGTTGAAATATGGATTTATCGATGAAATAACCGAAAATGCAGATATTCAAGTTGTAGAAAATAAGGTTATTTCAAACAATATGGTATTTAATATGGCGGAGTTTAAAAACTTTAATGTTGATAAAAATATAAAAAATAATGGAAAAGGAAGTGAAAAAATGACAAGAGAAGAAATTAAAAATCAATATCCTGATATTTATGCCGAAATCATAAACGAAGGAAAAGAAATTGGTATCAAGGAAGAAAGAACAAGAATACAGGAAATTGAGAATTTAGGATATAACCACGAGGTAGTTGATAAAGCTAAATTCGAAGAGCCTAAAAATGCTAGAGATTTAGCATTGGAAATTGTAAGTTTAATGAAACAGGAAAATCAAAATAAACTTAACAGGATACAAGATGAAGGGAAACCACTTAACAATACGCCGAAAGGTAATGATGATGGGGTTAATGATGAGCAAAAAGCAGCAAATAAAATTTTAGCATTTTTTAAGAAAGGTGGTAAATAAATATGAAATATGATTATACAAATGAGTCAGATCATTTGATTGTTGGCAAAAAAGAGCTAGTTGTAGCAGAGCTTATTTTACAGGTTGGAAAAACTGTAAAAAGAGGGGATATTGTGGATAAAGATGGTGCAATAATAACTGATACTGGAAAAGTATTCGGAATTGTTACAAGAGCTGCCGATGCAACTGGAGCTCCAACAAAAACAACTGTTTATACTGAAGGGGAATTTAATATTGAAAAAGTAAATTTCGGTACAGCAACAAAAGAAAAAGTAATTGAGTTATGCAACGACAGAAATATTTATTTAAGAACATTAGGAGGTAAGGAATAACAATGAGCATGAATTTAGATTTGAGTTTGAGAACATTATTTTTAGTAACAGAGGCAATGCCGAGACCAAGAACATTTTTATTTGACACGTTTTTTGGAAACAGAGAAAATTTGGATACTGAAACAGTAACTATTGAATTTAAAAATGGTAGAAGATTGATGGCTCCATTTGTCGATAGATATGTTGACGGAGAGGAAATGCCAAAAGATACATTTTCAGGAAGAACATTCAAACCTTATGCAGTCGCTCCTAAAAAGACGTTTCATGCAGATGAACTGATCTTTGAAAGATTGCCAGGAGAAAATCCGTTTTCACAAAGTGATCCTGATACGAAAAGGCAAAAAAAAATTGCCGAAACTTTGCAGGAACAAAGCGAACAGATTGCAAGACGTTGGGAAGCGATGGCAGCTGAAACATTATATAAATTACAAACAACAATTGACGGAGAAGGAATATCAGATACAATCAAATATTATGATAACTCTTCTACGGAACATCATACAACCGTTGCTTCAACCTGGGACAATGCTAATTCTGATCCAATTAAAGATATAAAGGCTGTATTAAGCGAAATTAATAAAGCTGGAGGAACTAGACCAGAAGCAATAATTCTTGATCCGTTGGCTGCGGAATTATTTATTAATAATAAAGCTGTACAAAATATGATGAATCTTAGAAATGCTTATTTTGGGGATATAAGACCTGAAGTTGAGGGTGTAAACGGTGCAAGTTATATTGGTACATTGACTGGATTGGGAATTGATGTTTTTGAATATCAAGAATATTACGATTACGTGGATAAATCTACAAAGCAAACTAAGACAAAAGCAATTATTCCAGATTACACAGCTTTATTTGCACCAAAAGGCAACTTAGTAAAATTTGGAGCTGTAAGTACAATTAAAGATGGACTTTTGGAAGGGGATTTGATCCCTAGAACTCACACAAAGGAAGAAAATGATACTATAACAATACGTACAATGTCAAAGCCAGTAACAATTCCTTTGAACACAAAATCATTGAAAGTTCTAAAAGTTAAGTAGGTGATGGTTGATGACAGTGTATATAGTTAAAGAATCGTTTATTTATGACGGGAAAATACAAAATATCGGTGAAGAAGTTCAAATACTGGAAAAAGATGTGATTGAAAATTGTATTGATAGAGGACTGATAGAGAAAAAAGACAATAAAAAAGCAGACACGAATGACATTCCTGAAGAAACAGGAGTGTCAGATTCTGAATCTAAATCAGATAAAAATAAGAAAAAGTAGGCAAAAAGAATGAATTTTAAAGATATTTTAGAAAATGATATACAAAATACATTTTTAAATTCAGAAGAGTTTGGGGAAACACATAATTTGAATGGTGTTGATGTTATTTGTGTGACAGATGAGGACCGTTTTCAAGAAAAGGAAATTAGTGGAAAATTAACAATAGAAAGTGGATTTTACAAGGAAGGGATTACAGTGTTTATTGATAAAAAATATTTGAAGTATAAGCCTGAAGGAAATATGAGGATAGATTTTGACAATAAGGAATGGATAGTTGCAAACTGTAAAGAGAACTTTGGTATGTATGAACTCGATTTGTATAGATACACAGATTATTAGGAGTTGATTTAGATGTTTACGATTGAATTTGATGAAAGTGTCCTTAGTGACATAGAAAATAAGTTTATTGAGTTTCCAGAACAAGCTCCAAGAGCTTTGGCAAATGCTTTGAATAGAGTTTCAACTATGAGTAAAACTCGTATGGTTAGGAATGCAACTAAGACTTATACTGTTAAATATGGGGATTTATTAAGTGGGTTGACTACGAAAAGGGCTAATCCCGCTAAATTGATGGCTGAAATTAATTCAAGTGGAAGTTATTTAGGGTTAGACCATTTTCAGTTGAATCCAAACACAAGAACTGGCAGAACATCAGTAACGGCAACGGTAAAAAATGGAAATGGAATAATGCTAAATGATAGAACATTTATAGCCTACAACGATGGACATTTAGGAGCATTTGAAAGGGAAGGAAGTGGACGGCTACCGATTAAGAGAAAATATGGACCGTCTGCTCCGCAGATGTTAGGACCTACAACGTGGTTACCTGATCTTGATGAATTTATGTCTCAAAAATTAAACGAAAGGTTTGAACATGAGTTGAATAGGCTCTTGTCAATGTAATTTATGAGTATTAAAGTAATTGAAAAAAGTTTATATGACTTTTTGTGTGAAGAATTTAAAGATACTGATTATCAGATATTCCGAGGAGCCTTGCCAGTTAGGAAATACGGGGAAATTGACAAAAATACAGGACAGAAAAAGCCGTTTTTTCCTTGTGTGACATTAAGAGCTTTGAGTTCTAGGCAAGTTACAGAAGGAATGGATAGTTATGATTGCGACGCTACTTTTGAAATAATAGTTGGTACTAAAAATGAAGATTATATTGATAATCTTTACAAAGGCGAAGAAATTAGAAGTAAACTTTTAACCAAAGTTTATGACAAAAGAGGTTGGGCAATACGGGAAGATAAAGAATTTAAGTGTTATTTATATGGTGACGAGTTTGGAGATTTTATATTTTCAAGAATCACATTTACGGTTTGGGATTATCCTGTCGAGCCTGAAATTTTGAAGGAGGAATAGCGGAAGCGGTAAAAGAACAGATAAGAAAAGTACTAAGAAGCCAAGAAAAAGAGTAAGAGATAAGAAAAGCACTAAAAAATCTAGTAAAAAGAAATAGAGTTTTGTAGGACAATGACAATTAAATAATAACTGTGATTTGTAATATTTTACTTTACAATGTCAAAAAAACTCTAAATTTTTGTTGCACTTTTGCTACTTTTAAGATATAATTTAGTTGTCAAATGATAACTAGAGGAGGTAGCGATATGGAAAAAATAATAAATGTTGCTCAATATATTTTTAATGAATATAAAAGAGTGACAGGAGAAATTATTGATGAAATGAAATTACAGAAGTTGCTTTATTTTTCCCAAAGGGAAACAATTGCTATTTTAAATAAACCTCTTTTTAATGAGACGTTTGAAGGCTGGAAGTATGGACCTGTATCAAGAGAGGTACGAACTTCTTACACAACAGATGGAATAAACTATGAAACAGAAGACATAAAAAGTGAAAGTAAATACATAATAAACAATGTAATTCAAGAATACGGAGCATTAGCATCGTGGAAGTTAAGTGCATTAACACATAAGGAAATTTCTTGGCTCAATTCTCGAAAAGGGCTTAAAAAAGAAGAAAACGGAAGGATTAAAATTCAAACTGAAGATATAAGAGAAGATGCAAAGAAAGTAAGACCTTATGACTATGTGTGGGATATGTACTATGATGAATTTGACGATTATGAAGTGGTGGTTTGATGGTAGGAAAAATAGTCAGATGTTTAACTCAATATTACGATACAAGATTAGATAGAAATTCAATAAAATCAAGACCTGCTTTAGTATTAAGAAGTCCTGAAAATGATGATTATGTAGTTCTTCCTATTTCAACTATTCCAAACAGAATAAATGTAAATCCAGTATACGATATAGAAATAGATCCGTCAAAATTTCCTAAAATAAGCTTGACTAGATTATCGTATATTAGGACACATAGAATGGTTTCGATACCAATGCAGCAGATAGATACAAGTGTTATAATAGGAGATTTGAAATCAGATTATGAAGAACTATTTTTAGAAATAGCGGAAAAAGTAGAGCAGTTTCATAATGAAGTCATGGAAGGGTTGTTAGAATAGCAATTAAAAATATTTAAAATCACAGTTATTAATTTAGCTGTGATTTTTTTGTTACAAAAAAAATGATAAGGCAGGTGGTTAAATTGATTGAAACATTAAAAGCAGGAGAAGTAAGTGCGATAGATTCAAAAACTGGAAAAGTAAGAGTTTTGTTAAAAGGTGATGATGACAAGACAACGGACTGGCTTAATGTACTAGTTCCTTACTCTGAAAGTCATAGCGATAATTATACACTCAGTTTAGAGCAAACTGTTTATTGCTTATTCTTTTCAGAAATGCCTGAACAAGGAGTTGTGCTTGGTTGTCCTATGCGAGGTGCTTCTAACAGTGAAAGCGAAGTGAAAAGGACTTTTTCTGATGGGGGTAGTTGGAGCTATGATAAAAATACATTGACTTTGAATATTAAAAAAATCGTGATTAATGGAGATTTAGAAATAAGCGGAACTACAAAAACTGGCGGAAGCATTAATCTTAATACACATAAACATGATGGTGTTACTGCTGGTGGAGATATGAGTGGAGGTCCGCAATGATAGGAAGTCTTGGAGATGTAGTATTTGAAGTATCTGATGAAAAGATATTCTCAATTAACAATGCGATAAATAGAACATATAAATCTAAAATATCTGAACATACTGCAATATATGGTCCTGGTATGCTAAGGCATCAGGGGAGAGAATTAACAGAAGTAACTTTTGGAATTACATTAATTTCTTCATTAATACATGAAACAACGCCCTCGGAAGAGCTTGACAAAATAAAAACTATGTGGGAGTTCGGAGAATATGGTTATTTAACGCTCGGAGGTCAAACATTTGGAGCTTTCCCGTTTTTGGTGACAAATATAAATGAAAAAAACTCTTATTTCAATAGAGAAACTTCTGAATTTGATTATATAAATCTGGAATTAACTTTAAAAGAGTATATAGATGATCCTAAAAAATATAATCAGGTAATAGAACAATTAAAAGTTCAAAAAAAAGAGCAGGAAAAACTTACAGAAGCTGAAGCTGAAAATGTAGAAGTTGAGCAGAAAACGAAATTACAGGAATTTTCAGAAAAAGTAAAAGACAAAGTGGACAGCACACTTGAAAAAGTAGATAAAGCTATCCAAATTGCAGAAAACAAGAAAAATGAAATATTAAGTCAGCTTGAAAAAATCAAAAAAGATGCAAAAATTGATGAATTGATGAATTTAGTAAGGGCTGGAACAATTGCAGCGAGCAAAGTTAATGAAATGATAAACTATGCCAAGAATTTTTCTGAAACTGATAGGCGGATTCTGATGAATTTTTTGAGAAATCAGATTGGAGGTAGATAATGATACAAGTTTCATCTAATCAAGAAATTAATTATGCTCCAAAAAATTACATTGAAGAAGTTAAAACAAATGTCGGGATGCTTTTAAGGGTTTGCAAGGAAGAACAGCCGCTCAAACGTGATTTCAGCTTTGACAGCGATTTGATTGACAAAAATATTAATGCTGTGGAAAACAGTATAACTTCACAGCTTTTAGAAATGTTCAGGAAATATGAGCCGAGAGCCATTTTAAGAAAAACTAGAATTACAATGAAAGATACATTTAACAATGATTTTGACATTGAATTAGGAATCGAGGTGGTAAACATTGAGTGAAGTGATAGATGAAAACTATGAAATTATAGATGCGGATTCGTGGGAACTTAAAAGAGACATGATTGACAGGTTTCAGGAATTAAGTGGGAGAAAGCTGACTGAATCAAGTCCAGAGACATTAATTTTTGAAACGGTGGCTTATATGATTGGATTGAGGGAAGAAAAATACAATGATGAAATGAAACAAAATTATTTAAGGTTTGCAAGGGATGAGCGTCTGGATCTTAAAGGAGAGTTTTACGGAAACAGAGGTAAAAGACTTGTAGAACAGCCAGCAGTCGCAACTTTTAGATTTTATATTACTGATGTTCAAGCGACAGATATAATAATTCCGAAAGGGTCAAGGATTCAATACAATGAGCTGTATTTTTCGACAGATGAGCAATACAAAATAGAAAAAGGTGATTTATATGTAGATGGAATTGCAACTTGCAATACTTCAGGAACTATTGGGAATGATGTTCCAGTCGGACAAATTAACACAATGGTCGATATTTTCCCGCATTATGACAAAGTTGAGAACATTACAGCGTCAAACAACGGAGCTGAAATAGAGCAAGATGATAATTACAGAGCTAGAATTAGAGAAATTCCTGAATCTTTTACAACGGCTGGAAGTAAAGGAGCTTATGAATTTTGGGCTAAGTCGACAAGTACGAATATTGTTGATGTTGTAGCGTATAGTCCGAGTGCAACAAATGTGGATATTTATGTTTTAACTGATTCTCTAACGCTAACAAATGAGCTTAAAAAGAGAATTGAAGAAATGCTTAATACTGATAATATAAGACCTTTAACGGATAATGTGACAGTGAAACAAGCAATAAAGGTATCATACACAATTGATTTTGACTACTACATTGACAAGTCTAATGAGACGCTTGTGAATGTTATTAAAAATAACGTTGAGAAAGCTGTCAAAGAATACAAGACTTGGCAGCAGAATAAAATGGGTAGAGATATTAATCCAGACGAGCTTGTAAAATTACTGAAATTAGCTGGAGTTAAAAGAGTTGTGTTAAGAAATCCAACATTTCAAGTTTTAGATTTTAATGAGATAGCAGAAAATACAAGTGTTACAAGCAATTATTTAGGAGTTGAAAATATATGATAACTATTGATGATTTAAATTTAACTGATATAGCGGCGAAGTCAACTTTGAATGATAAAACAACACTTTGGATTTATGAATCTATAAATTTTGCTATCAAAAAGAAGCACGATGCGATTAAAAGAAAATTTTTTTTAGAATTAGAAGAACTAAACGATGTAGAATTAGATTTCTTAATGTGGGAATATCATGTTGACTATATTGATTCAAATATTAGTAAAGAAACTAAAATAAAATTAATAAAAAGGTCTGTTTTTTCACATTTTAACAAAGGTACTGTCGGTGGAATTAAAGAAATTTGTGAAATCTTATTTAGCGGAAATGTTGAAATAATAGAATGGTTTAAATATGGAGGAAATCCTGGATATTTTAAAGTAAATAAAGATGGGAATTTATCAGATTATGAAGGCTATAAGAAAATAATCGAAGTTGTAGAGCAGTATAAAAATATTCGTTCGTGGCTTGAGGGAATAAGGCTTTTGAGAAAAGAAGAAAGAAAAAATTATTACGGCTTCGTTGAAAAAAATAAAAAGAAATATTTCTTAGGTTCAACTGATATAAATATTCCAAATGAGATTATAGAGGCAAATTTTGGAACGGTACACAGAACAAGAGTATTAAGAGAAATAAGATAGAAGGTAAATTATGGCAAAATTTAATGGATTTATTTTAACAGAGAAAGGAAGAGAACTATTAGCAAAAGGATTAGCGGGAGAAACAATAACATTTACTAAAATGGCAATAGGAGATGGAACATCATTAACTTCCGAAAGAGAAAGAACAGCATTAGTCAATCAAATCACAACATTGCCAATTTTGAATATAAACGTAAAAGGGAACGGAACTTGTGAAATCAATGCGTTATTGACTAACAAATCTGTAACAACAGGGTTTTATATCAAAGAGTTAGGAATATTTGCACACGGGAATGACAACGTTGAAATACTTTACGCTTACAATATTTCAACTAGCCCAGATTTTGTGCCACCTTTCTCAGCTAACAATGTCGTAGAAATTGAATATGTAGATACAATTATTGTTGACCAGGTGGCAAATGTAACGGCAGTTATTGATCCAAGCATAACATATATTACAAAAAAATATGCGGATGAAAATTATTTAGTTAGTTCAAAATTGGCTGAGATTTTGGGATTAGAATTTGGCGGAAATATACAGGACATTGGAAACAAGACAAGAGGCAAGTTCTATTATGACAGTGTAACAAAATTTTACTACGAATGCATAGCGGATACAAATTTAACATATAATGATGTGTCAAAATTCAGGGCAATTTCTAACAAGCCAATTTCCGACAAATTGGAAAATTTGTTTAAAACTGAAATTTTGTCAATGACAAATTTACTTGGATATATACCTTCAGTAGATGTGACTGAATGGTACGTCAATTTACCAAGCCACATAAAAAAAGAAAAGGTTATCGCAATTACAAATATCAATCAAGGTTTTTGGTCCGAATATTGTAATTTAGATCTAGCTTCTAACTGTATTAGAATGGGGGGGAAAGGTAATTTTTCAAGCGCACCTTTAAGCAGCTTGAATGTTTTAATTACTTATTTTACTTAATGCTATTTATAGTTTTCTAACTTCACTGTTTGTAAATCGTAGTGAAAAGAAGAACCATGTTAAAAAGACAAGTGCAAGAGATAAAAAAATAAACTGTTAGAAGTTCGTAAAAAAGCGGGATTTAAACGTAAAAATTATAAAAAATAAAGAAATGGAGTG